CTTACGAGCTTTTCTTCGACTATTTGGATTTGTCGTTCTTTTGACTTCTACAATCACATAATAGTGCGTTTTGTAGACATAGTTAAACACTAAGTCTATCTCACCAAAATCTAAGAGTCCTGCTTCTCGACCAACTAGGGTCAAAGGCACATCTTCAATTGCACTAGTGAATTGCGAATTATCAATTTCCTCTCCACTCTGGAATACAAATTGTTCGTTATCATCTTCAGGAAAATCCTTAGTGACATACTTGCAATACCAATCAGAAACACGTTCTTGATACGTGTCATTCAGCAGAGTACACATGTGTGCAATTCCTGCTTTATCTGCAATAGTCTGCATTTGTTTTCTTCGCTCTTCATAAACACTCTCACCATGATTAAACCATTCTCGAAGCGCTGTGTCAATATTCTGTGCACAGGCTTGACTTGGTGTGAGTGGACATCCTTTTGGTCGCATGTAACAATGCAAGGATTTGAAGATACTCTTGTCTAACAAAGCTCCAACATGATGTCCCAATTTAGGATGGTAAACACTAAACCTCTTTAGGAATTCAAAATCATCTTCCTTGAGGTAATCAGTGAGCTCACTCTCTTTGTCGGGCATGGTATAAACCTGCCCATACTCAGCTAGAAAGTGAGAACAATCCTTAATGTTGAACTTGGGATAGTTGGTGAAACACTTCCAATATTGTCATCACCGTAAGTCATCATGTGAGCGGCTTCTCGGAAAGTGGTTGCCTCGGGGTACTGCGTGAAAAAGAAATTACGCAAATTGAGACTTCCACAAATTCCATTGAGAATAACCGTCAGAGAGTTACCCGAGATATGGGTCCCTGACTGTAAACCAATCAGGTCACCATTAAAGGCAACTAAGGAGAACACAATATCTCCTGACATAGCTGCCATAATCTTCCTATCCTCAACTGAGTAGCCCATTTCACCGGCTAAATCAATCAAGATACGCAATGCTGCTAAGAGCAATTGACTTGGTAGTTTTTGATCATACTTACCATAGTCTCCTCCAAATAGTCTCTTAGTACCAAAATGTGTGGCATGCTTGTAAAATTGATCCCATTCGGGACCATGACAATTGATGCCAACAGCACATTCTGAGACAAATGGGTTCATTTGCAACATGCGCAAGACAGGTAGAAAGTATCTCCTGACCAAAAAGGTCAATGCAATAGGATTACCGTAGAAAATACGGCACTTACCCTTTGCAATGGGTAGAACTTCATCTTTCTTACATGCTTTTGCGACTGTATAAGCTCTCTCACCCTTGCGGTACTTTGACAGTACTCGCTCAATTTCTTCCATTACGAAAGGTTGGAATTCCCTATTGTTAGGTTTTTCCTCCGTGGGTGGCAACTCAGTCACATATTTCCTCTTTGGGCCAGTGAGTGGGTATCCAATTGATGTGCTCAAATTGATAGAATCGATGAACTTACATCCTGGTATCCCACACAAATTCTCATGGTCAGTGAGTGGCTGGCGGCGCCATAGATCTTTACGAGCTAGTTTCATAAGTGGTTCTTTGTAATCAACTACGGATCGTATAATTAGATCATGTGGAAATGGTCTTCCTGGCTCACTAGCATTTGCTAGACATTTCTGCCAACCATACCACTCTGGCTGCATTTTGGGTGCACCCCACACATTTTCTACTCCAGTGACATCAGTCACGAGTGTTGAGATAGGCGTTTGCCTTACATCTGACCTAGATGTAACTGCTCCAATACAGGAACCATAATACTCAAATTGAGAGTCCTCAGGGAGAAAGTTGATAGGACTCTTGGGGTGCAATGGTGTATCTTGAATGAAATTCACACCAAGCATTTGTGGCTCAAACTTTTCACCACTCCCTGTTAACACAGCTCCCTCAATGCTACACAATAAATTGATAGCTTCATCAAATTGTTGACGAGTGAGTGTGCCAAAACAACCAAAGGGGGTTCCAGCCTTTCCACCTAAGTGAAAACCAGAAATTATGGGTGCCTTTGTATCGGAGACAATAACAGCACCACACAAACCCCCAAAAGTATCAATGGTCAAATTTTGATAATGACCACCTTTGAACATAACTGTTCCGTTTGTCGTTTCACGCACCAGTGCTAAACCTTTAGCTGCAAGAATCTCACCACTCTTTCTCCGCCATTGGAGAGTAAATGGGTGATTGGAAAGATCACCTAGTGGTAAGTATTTGGTGATATCCCTATAGGATCCACCAGACGCACTGTAGCATATAGTTAGATCAGTGTTAGGAACATGAACTGAAGCTGATTTACATAATCGTGTAATGAACTTGCCTCCATTTGTATTTGGATTTTCTTTATAGCAAGTCACCTCAAGTGTATCAGATTCTTCAAAATAGTGATTTGGAATTAGTAGTACATTTGATTTCAACATCAAAACATTCGCCATCATCACCTTGTCATGCACTTTCACACTAGCATACAGTAAATTCTTTTGCAACACTCCCTCAAGATCATGGA